GGCGGGTATTTTAATATACTCTAAAATTACCAAAATATGTCTTCAGAAAACTCAATGCTTCTGGTCCTGTTGGCCAGCCAGGGCTGGTTTCACGCGATACTTCTCGCGCCCCACAGGAGCCTTCTTCCCTTTACGGGATTCGGGACTCTGTTTTGAGGTTTTGCGCTTTTCAGCGCGTCGGGACTTGGCGGTGCCAGGGCTACCGCTCTTGCCCTCGGACTTGGTGTCCGTGTTCTGGGTGTGTTGAACATCCTCTCCTCCAGGGGAGGGGGCCGTCTTGTCATTGCTTGGGGCTGTTTCGGAGCTCTCCGCTCCTTCGATGTTATCAACCGGGCTTGCCGGGAGTACATCTTCGTCAACAACAACCGGCACGTCTGTTGTAAGGGCTGGCTTGGGGTCAGCGCATAGAGGGGCTCGCAGCAGCCCTCCAAGTTCTCTGACTGAAACAATCCAATCCATAAACATGCCGTGGTCGAACTCGGGAAACTGAGCACAAAGCTCTGCGTCCATCCAACCGTCGTCGTTGCAGTTTGGAAACTGCACAGAGGTGTCGAACTGGGCCCACCAGGACTTGAGCCCGAGATCAGATCTTCGGAGTCCGTCATCACTGAGCGCCACTGCTTTTTGGCAGAGCTCTCCGATGACTGGGGTGTTCCCGTCAGTTGCGACAAATCCCATCGCTTTCTCCACCAGTTTAGCTTCAGCCGTGACCCCAAAAGGGAGGCGTAGCGTAGTATGGAACTTCGACAACTGTCTCTTGATATCACACATAGAGTCAGTACGTCCATTCCAGACATCCGGTGAGTAATAGCGAGCCAAGAAAGTGACCCCTCGGTCCCCTCGGCATACAGAGCCTGCTTCCAACACGAGTCCGACTTTTCGGGCTGCCCATGCATGGTCAGAGGTGGACAAGTCAGCGTCCAATCCATCATCACCAAGGTGGATCCCGAGAGCGGCAAAGGCCTGCTTGGAGTCATATCGCTCACCATTCGGGAGGCGGGCATGTCGGAATCCAAGATAGGCCGTGAAAGCTGCTCGTAAAGTCTGTGACGTGCTAGTAGCAGAGCACCCAGATCCGTGCGAGGGTCCTTGTTCGAAATGTGTGCCTTGTGGCAAGACACCGTGGTTGTCAACATTACGCTTCAAAAGTTCATTCAAAGGCACTCGGTGGTGTTCAAAGGCTTTCATAAACACCATACGATCCACTTCACGCAACAAGTACGTGATGGTGCCATCCATTCTGTGATAGTCTGAGACATTCACCATAGAGGCACCAGAGCAGATTTCCGCAACACGGTCGGCTACCTCGACAGGGGTTTTTCCCGGTCCATACCACGAGAATTGTTTCAAATGGTGTGATAGCGCGAGGGCGAACTGTGCCATAGTGAGCTTGTCACTATCGTTGTAAGTTGAGATGTTACGGGGATCTTTTACCCCGGAATATGCCTCCGCTTTAAGGAAACATTTTAACACCCGTTTAACAACTGGCCCAGCCAAAAACGCTCTCGCCAACGACAACTTTTGTTGCGGTCGAGTTTGTTTCTCAACAACTGTGTCCACATCAACCGGTTCAAGGACCGCTCCACACACGACTAAATCAGCAAACTCCACCATGCATTGTTGCACGAAGGGGCTGAACTTGGGCTCCGCTTTCTTTAAGCGGTTAATGCGTCCTTCAACGCAGCGGCGTTCGCCAGCTGCGTCAGGAACAGGCGCAAAAGCCTCATGGACCAATGGGCTCATAAAAGCCTCTAGTTTCGGTCTACAATCCTGGTCATATTGGGTTGGTTCATAGGCATACGCCCGTACCGCCCTTTTGACAGGATAAACAGTGGGAACTTTCTTCCCTTCGCAACAACGGTAGAACTCTGTCAATACCGCCGCCTGAAGGCGGTTACCTGCCAACCACGAAGCCGTGGTGGGAAGCACCAGATTAGTGGCGCTAAGGCGGGCAACCGTTGCTACTGCTGCATCCAGCTCTGCGCTTACCGTCGCACACAACAACGACCCTGGACGGGCCGTCGTATAGACGGTCTGCTCTGCTGAATGGACTCGAAATCTCACGAACGCGGACCCATCGCTACCTCGCACGATGGGATTGAAACGCTGCAAGCGTTTCCCATCGAGGAGAAAATGGGCAATCACTGCGGCGATTCCGGAGAATACCTTCACGGGACTCAATAGCACCAACTGTCTCGAAGTAGCAACCTGCCTACGTTCCACCGAGTAGGTAGTCACTCTGGTCGGAAAACCGAACCAGGACTCAGAGACGAGGATGGAGTCTCCAGCATAATCCCAAAGATGATGCCGGTACGACCCTCCGCCGGAAACAATGGTTTCAACCTCGCCCTCAGCATTAAAGCTATACGACGTGTCGTCCCCAGACAGCCCAGCGGCTTCCTCAGGTACCATGGTGTACAACAACGTGGGTTTTGCGCGTTTCGCCAGCAAAGCCGGCATGTCAACATAATAGTCGACATCGCACAAGAACTCCACGTCATCCCCGCGTGGCAAATCATTGCGCACAGGAATGTTCGTGTCCTTGGACCAAAACCACTTGCGTGATCCGCGTGTCCCACGACGTTGATCGTATCGAGACATTTGGACTGAAAACAGCCCAACGCCCATCGACAAAGACAATGAGCGGGCGAAAGACGTCGCCGACGTGCGGATGGCAGCGGCCATAGCGTGCGTGTGGCCCTCCACTAGATCAGCGGGGGCCAGCACTGTGGTGGCAAAGCAATCACGGGTCACTTCTGGATCATTTTCCGGAACTGACGCGAGTTGCTCAGCAAGCTCCGAAGCCGCATGACGGACATCGGTGCTCTCATATTTGGTGTGCAGGTAGAGCGCCAGGGCGGTGCCTGCACCGAGTAACACAATGACTCTTCTCTCAAATATGGGAAGGCGGGGGATTAGCCAGGCCTTGTTCATCTTAC